CCCCCTCCAGTGTTAGCTGTTCCAGAATTTCCTCCATTTGATTTAGCGGCTCCACCTCCTCCAACTGCGGCTGGACCGACATAACTTGATGGATTAGTTGTTATTGCTGAACCACCTCCACCACCAAAATATCTTAAAGCACCATCTGGTCCTGGTGTTCCAACAGAAGGACTTGGATTAAATGCAGTTCCTACACCAGCACCACCAGCACTATTTCCTGATCCACCTGAAGCTCCTGCTCCACCTCCACTTGATTGTGTATTTACACTTGGGTCACTACCTACTGGACCACCTGGATTTCCTTGAGGAGGACTTACAGGAGGAGTATTTCCTGAACCTGCACTAGCTCCTGAAGGATTAGCTACTTTTTTTGCACCACCACCAGAACCTCCTGGGTTACCATTTGCATTATTATTAAGTAAAGCTCCACCTCCACCACCACCTGTAGATGTTATAGTTGAAAAAACTGAGTCTGATCCGTTAGCTCCTGGAGGTTGTGGTCCAGGTTGAACGCCTCCTGCTCCTCCCGATCCAACAGTTACTGGATAACCTTGAGCAGTTACGGTTAAACCACCACCTGGATTAGCTAAAGGACTCCCTGTCCATGCAGCAGGGCTTGGAACGGATTCTCTAAAACCTCCTGCTCCACCTCCACCACCTTTAAATGCTCCACCTCCACCACCAGCTACTACTAAATAGTCTACTGTTGCTGGACCACCTACAGGATTTGTTGGTGCGTTACCTGCTTGTGTAACTGTGAAAGTTCCTGGTGATGTAAAAGTGTGAATTTTGTAATCGCCTACAGTTGTAATTGTTCCACCTGTAGCTGATGTAAATTTTTTATTGCTGCCGCCTCCAATGCCTCCCGGCATTTTGACTGCTTTACTTCCAATTAAAGGCATTTAAAATTCTCCTGTTATGCGAACTTTGTTTGTGCTGCAACAACTGTAAATGTAGCACTTGCAGTTTTAATTATTGTGTAACTGTATACGTCTGTTGAAGAAGCGTTTCCTGCTGATGGAGCTGCTCCATCTTGCCATTTAGGAGTAACACTTGATCCATCAATTTGAAAAGCTGAATTATAATATGCCGTTGATCCTTGCGGTACAAGAGTTACAATAGTTAATGACTCTCCTGTATCCATAATATTATTTAAACTATTTGAACCGTCACCTCTAACATTTAATGTCCAGTTTGCAGAAGCATTAGAAGTAGCATTAAAAATAGATTGTGTAATAACATCAAAGTTAATTGTACCTGTAAATGCTGTTGCAGCGTTTGTAACTTTTTCTGCAGTTTGTTCTATTTTAGCTGCACCTAAAACAACTCTTCCAATACCTTTTGGAGAAATATTTAAATCAACATTTGTATCGCCACCAACTGCACTAAGAGAAGGACCTGAACCTGTTGCTTGGTTAGTTACTTCAAGATTGTTAACAGCTGATCCTGTTTTTTGAAAAACTATTTGTTCATTATTATCATCATCATAAATACCATGGTCATCATCAATTTTAATATTAAATGAGTTAGTATCTAAATCTCCACCTAATTGTGGACTAGTATCCTCTGAAACTTCTGTAATAGCATTAGATACAAAAGCTGTATCAACTACATTAGTTCCATCTGAATAAATTATTTTAGTGCTTTTATCTGTAGCGGACCAAGTAACCCCTGTCCCTGAACTTGTTTTAAAAGTTACCGTGTATGCACCAGTTGTTGCATTATCTACAATATATGTTTTTTCTATTGAATCTGGAATAGTAACAGTTCTATTAGCTGCTATGGTTCCTGTTAATTTTAAAACTTGATTTTTACCGTTTGATATAACACCATTAGAAAATGTTAAAGTTGCCCCTGTTGTAATTCCAATTGATTCATAACCACCAATTGCTTGTTCTAAAACAAGTAAATTAGTATTAGTAATTTGGCCCCATGTTCCAGAGTTATCACCTGTTGCTTGAACTGTAAGCTTTAGACTTGTTGATGTGGTATTAGCCATATTTTAAATTCCTTAAACTTTTGTATGATATTAAATTTGTTTAGCAGTGTCAATTTATTATGATACTGGATTATAACCCGCGGCAGGGGCAGTTCCTGTATTAACTTCAGTATAAGTTTGCACAGAACCTGTATTTACTTCTGTAAATGTTTGCACTGGTCCAGTTGGAACTTGTGTCCATATAACAACATTTGGTGTTCCTAATGTTGCTGCAAAACTAATTCCAGTTACATTAACTATAGCATTTCCAGTGACTGTTGCGTCACCTTCTTGCATAGAAAGAAGTATACCAGTGACATTTACATTAGCATTACCAGTAGCTGTACCTGTACCCTCTTGCATAGCAAGAGTGATACCAGTTACAAACGCTTGACTATCGTTATTAACTAGCGATGAGAATGCACTTTGTGCAAAAGCGTTTATACCAAAAGCCATTGTTTAGGCTCCTGTCTACGCTACGTAACTTTTACCAGCAGTAATAGCACTATTAGCAGCAGTCATGTCTTCACTTCCCCAATCAGATTTTGCAATCATTAGTTCTAAGTGTTCAACATTTCTATTTACACAATCATTTTTTTCTGATTGTTCTTCGCCAGCCATTCTTGATCCATCAATAATTCCATTGATTAAATCTACAGAGTGACCCATTGCTGTATAGTCTTGAGCTAGTTCTTCAGCTGTTCTTGTATCAGACATATGTTTCTCCTATTGTGTTGCACATGCAACGTTTTTACTTCTATCAAGTTTTTTGTATTGATCAACGATTATTTTGCAATCTACCATATTATTTCTTGGATCGCTATCAATAAATTTAGACTCATCCCACTTTTTACCCATATGAAAATGCAGGTTTTTATTGTGGGAATAACCAAACTGGGTCCAACGAGTTGATCCCCAAATAACTACACCATGTTTTTCAGCCGATGCTGAGAAGTGTTGTAGACAACTATCTATACTGACAAAGCCTTCTGCACCTTTTAACATTTCATGGATCTGTGAAAAATGTAAATCACATCTAATTGTTCCTCGATAATGTGGTTCATTAGGTAAGACACAGTTTATAATAGTTGTATCTTTATATTCTTCCAACAACATATTAACTACTTGTTGAGCTAAAAAAGGTTGATAGTTTCTATTTGGATTTATGTTTTGATATTGAACATTGTCTCCATAATTCCATTTAGGTTGACCACCACTAAATTGAATCATAATGTATTTACCTATCTCATTATCTTTTAACCATTTATCAACAGACTCTTTATGTTGGTCTGTATATAATTTAGGTCTCATAGATGAGTTGTATTTAACACCATGATGTTCACAATAGCTTTCGATAATATGTTGTTTACCAAACTGAAAATTAGATTTGTAAGGTTCACAATAATATATATTATCTGACGCCATGATCCTTGGATCTTGTAAAGGTATTGTAGACTCGTAAGCCATCTTTACATTTGGGTTATTTGCAAAGCAATCTATATACGGAGTATATATTTGCACCTCTGATTTTTTTCTCAACTCTGGTAACAGCGCTGAGAAGGCAACGCATTTTCCAATGCCACCTTCAACGATATATGTATTCATAATTATTTCTTTTTATTATCTTCTTTTAACAAATCTATTTCTTTTTTCAAGTCTTGAATAGCTTTAACTAATACAGGTATTAAATGTGAATTAGTTACTTTTAAACTTTCATCATTTTCATTATCAATAATAACATTATTAGAACCTTCAAGTTCTAATATGTCTTGTGCTAAAAATCCATATTTTGTCATTCCATGTGGTTTTGGATTTTCTCTTGATTTTTTAAATCTAAAACTAACTGGTTTTAATTTATTTACAAATTCTAAACCATGAGGCACTTCTTTAATTTCTGTTTTGTCTCTTAAATCTGAGGTTACTGTCCAATCTACTTTTACATAAGCATTAGTAATATCATTATGACCAGCTATAAATCTATTACTTTCAGTAGTAATGTTAATCATACTAGCATCAGAACCAGCACAAATACCGACTGCTACGTTAGCATCTCCTGTTGTAAGATTTCTTAAAGCACTTCTTCCAATAGCTGTATTAGCACCACCTGTTGTACTACTAAGCATTGCCGCCGAACCAACTGCTGTGCTTTCTGACGTTGTTGTATTATTAGAAAGTGATCCTGTTCCAACCGCTGTGTTACAAGCACCTGTTGTATTACATATTAAAGAATTTTGTCCAACCGCTGTATTATCTGCTCCTGTTGTAGTTATTCTCAATGAATCTTGACCGACTGCTGTATTGCAACAAGCTGTAGTATTACAAGCTAATGCATCATGTCCTACTGCCGTATTCATATCTCCAGTAGTAGTTTTAAGTAATGCGGCATTACCTAACCCTGTATTATTGTAACCATCTGTATTACAAGCTAATGCATAATTTCCTAAAGCAACATTCCCTGAACCAGTAGTGTTGTCGCCTAAAGCTTCTAAACCTACTGCTGTGTTATTTGGGCCTGTTGTATTATTTTCTAAAGCTTGTTTACCAATTGCAACAGTATTATCAGCTGTTGTATTTTTATGTAAAGCACAAACACCCACAGCAACGTTATTATCTCCTGTCGTATTACATTGTAAAGTTATATGACCAATTGCAGTATTACAAACACCCTCTGTATTTTTAGTCATAGAACCATTACCCATAGCAACGTTTCTACAACCAGTAGTGTTACTATCCATAGTTCCATCACCAAAAGCATTGTTCTGACCACCTGTTGTATTAGCAGCTAAAGCATCATGACCAATTGCTGTGTTTGAACCAGCTGTTGTTGCTGCTGTTAAAGCAGAATTACCTACTGCCACATTTTGATCTCCGTCTGTAGTAGCTTGTAAAGCACCTTGACCTATTCCTGTATTGGAATGACCTGTTGTGTTAATATTTAAAGCATAATAACCAAGAGCTGTATTATTATCTGCTGTTGTGTTATTTTCTAAAGCACGATTACCAGATGCTGTATTACCTGTACCTGTTGTGTTATCCATTAAAGCACAAAAACCAATTGCTGTATTATTGTTTGCTGTTGTATTTTCATATAAAGCATACCTACCAACTGCTGTATTACTATGACCTGTTGTGTTACAATTCATTGCATTATTACCAACAGCTGTATTACTAGAAGCTGTTGTGTTCACTTGTAAAGATTGTCTTCCAACTGCTGTATTACTTGCTCCTGTTGTGTTAGCTCTTAAAGCACAAAAACCTAATGCTGAATTATTTGCACCTGTTGTGTTAAGTTGCAAAGCAACATGACCAACTGCAGTATTGCAACCAGCTGTAGTATTTGCACATAATGAGTTTACACCAATAGCAACATTTTTTTGTCCTGTAGTATTTGATTTTAAAGACTGCATACCTAAACCAACAAGTTCTGAACCTGTTGTGGTTTCTTGTAAAGCACTTCTTCCAACTGCTGTATTATTATCTGCTGTAGTATTATTATTTAGAGCAATAAAACCTATGCCGACATTATTTCCACCTGTTGTGTTAGCACCTAAAGAAGAGCCAATAGAAACATTACATCCACCCTCTGTATTAGAACACATAGCATAATAACCGATTGCTTCATTTTGTACACCTGTTGTGTTTGCTAATAAGGCATTTGAGCCAATAGCAACATTTCTACATCCTGTTGTGTTAGCAGTTAAAGATTTATGACCAAGTGCTGAATTATCTGCACCTGTTGTGTTTAAGTGCATAGCACAAAAACCTACTGCTACATTACTAGATGAAGTGGTACTTGCTTCTAAAGCTTGATTTCCAACTGCTGTATTATTAGAGCCTGTCGTATTTGTTTCTAATGCTAAAGCTCCAATCCCAGTATTATTAGAGCCTGTCGTATTTTCTTCCATAGAACAAGATCCAACAGCTGTATTACCATTTCCATCAGTGTTATCTTCCATAGAAAGATATCCAACTGCTGTATTACCAGAAGATGTTGTGTTAGCTTTTAATGCACTATCTCCAACAGCTGTGTTAGCTGAACCTGTTGTGTTATTACCCGCAGAACAAAAACCTACTGCTGTGTTATTAGCACCTGTTGTATTATTTGTTGCTGAATTACGACCAACTGCTGTATTCTTATCACCTGTTGAATTATCTTTTAATGCTTGATAACCTACTGCTGTAGCACAATTTACTGTAGAAGAGTATAAAGCACATGTTCCAACAGCTGTGTTTTGTGTACCTGTTACAACAGTATTTAATGCTGCATGACCAACAGCTACGTTGTCATTAGTTGTAGTTAAATTTGCTAAAGCTGTTGAACCAATAGCTACGTTATAATCTCCCGTAGTAAGATCAAATCCTGCAGATCTTCCAAAAATATCATTAAAGGTTCCTGTAGTAATTGCACTTCCAGCATTTCTACCTACCGCTGTGTTTTTAGCACCTGTTGTGTTTGCGTCTAAGGCAGCAAAACCAACAGCTGTATTTTCACTACCTGTTGTATTAGCAACCAAAGCTAAATCTCCAATTGCTACATTACCTGATGCTGTTGTATTAGCACCAAGTGCACCTCTACCCACTGCTATATTGCAATCTCCTGTTGTGTTTGCGTCTAATGATAAATAACCTACTGCAACATTATTTGTTCCTGTTGTATTTGCTGCCATAGAACAAGCACCTACTGCTGTATTATTAGAAGCTGTTTCATTTAAAGCTAAAGAACCGGAGCAAAGACCTATTGCAATGTTATTTCCTCCTGTCGTATGAGCTTTTAAAGCACTAACTCCAACAGCTACATTATTATCTCCTGTAGTATTTGCATCTAGAGCTTGATACCCAATAGCTACGTTTTGGTCGCCTTCTGTATTTGTATCTAAAGCATAATTACCTACTGCTATATTTTTAGTTCCTATGGTATTAGCAAATAAAGAGCATCTACCTACAGCTACGTTTTCATTTGCTGTGGTATTAGAATCTAATGCTTGATAACCAATTGATACGTTATTAGCACCTGTTGTATTAGCATTTAAAGAACAAGTTCCCATCGCTGTATTTTGAGAACCTGTTGTGTTAGTTTTTAAAGCTTCGTGACCTACAGCTGTGTTATTACTTGCTGTTTCTGATTCTCTTAATGTTTGAAAACCAACTGCTACGTTATTTGATCCTGTTGTTCCATCTCTTCTTGCATCTAATCCGATGGCAACGTTGTAATCACCTGTAGTTGTACTTTTGCTAGCTTGATAACCCATTGCTACATTTGATGATCCTGTAGTGTTAGCACATAAAGATCTATGTCCTACTGCTGTATTATTTTCTGCTGTAGTATTTTTAGATAAAGCCTCTACACCTACTGCTA